TCTGAGCAGATTTCTGTTTCAGAAGGCGTTTGGGACATCATTGGCGATTACGATTCCAACCAAAGTGATCCGCGTTCAACCGCTGATTTAATGGTTACTTATCTGGAGGCAACGCTCAAAGAGTTAGCCCAAAAGCATGCGAGCCAATACGCCATCGCAGATCGAAACATGATTTATGCGGATATGGTGAAAACTCGCCAGGAACTGAACTATTGGAAGTCTGAGCTGCGAAAAGAAATCAAGGCAACGCGAAGAAAAGCAGGTAAGCCAACGGGTGACGTAATCGCCACTAGATTTGGAGGACTTGGCTAATGTGGCCCTTTAAAAACGAGCCTCCCGATTTAATCGGCAGAGAATCCAAGCCTCAAAGCAAAGCCGAAACCCCAAAGCGCAAACGCTCTTATTTAGGGAATCAAGTCTCTTCTCTGCTTTCTGATTTTCTTTCTCCTGCCACTTCTGCGGATACAGAAATCCGTGGCGCAATCCGCAGACTTCGAGACAGAAGTCGTCAGTTATCAAGAAATAATCCTTACGCTAAAAGAGCGTTGCAGGTTTACCGCACGATGATTGTTGGGCATGAGGGATTAACCTTTCAAAGCCGCGCCAGAAATCTTCCATTAGTCAACGGAAGGCCAGATCCGAACACTGCTCAAGGGCCATTAGACCAAGTTGGCAACGCCAGAATCGAAAGAGCCTGGAAAGAGTGGAGTCAACTAGGGAATTGCGAGGTTAGCGGCAAGCTCAGTTGGATTGACGTTCAACAGCTAGTGATTGAGAGCGTTCAGCGAGACGGTGAAGTTTTAGTCAAACTAGTCAGAGACAAATCTTTGCCTTTCGGCTTTGGCCTTCAGATTCTTGAAGGTGACTATCTTGACGAGCAATACGACACCACGCTTTCAAACGGCAACCGAATCATCATGGGGGTGGAACTTAACCGTTTTCATAGACCCGTTGCCTATCACCTTTTCGAAGGCCCAGACCATCCGCTGAATTACGGCACAGTTGGAAGCTACCACCACGGCATGAGGCGTGTTCGGATTCCGGCTGAAGAACTTTTGCACATTTACTTACCGGAAAGAAGTCAGCAAACGAGAGGCGTTCCAGCTTTCGCTTCTGTCATGGAATCCATGCACCAACTGCAAGGATACCTGCAAGCCGAGGTAGTCGCTGCAAGATTGGGCGCAGCCAAAATGGGCTTTCTTCAATCGCCAGAAGGTGACGGTTTTGATGGAGAAGACACGCTCGACGATTATCAGCCCGTGATGGACGCAAGTCCTGGCTCAATTCAACAACTTCCGGCTGGAATGTCTTTTTCAGCTTGGGACCCCACTCATCCGACAACCGCATTTCCTGATTTCCATTCTGCCGTTTTACGTTCGATTGCTTCCGGCTTGGGCATTAGCTATGCCGAACTTTCCAACGATTTGACAGGCGTCAATTATTCGAGCATTCGACAAGGCGCAATCTCAGAGCGTGATCATTACCGGATGTTGCAGAAATTTTTGATTACTCATTTGGCAAAGCCGATCTATCGCGAGTGGCACAAAGTTCAAGTGCTACGAGGGACATTCGATTGGTCAATGGAAAAGGCAGAATCGAAATTTATTCCAAGTGCTGAATTCAGAGGAAGAGGTTTCGCTTGGGTTGATCCTGCTAAAGAAATTAGCGCAGCCACGGCAGCGGTTCAATCCGGCTTTATGAGCCTCTCAGATGTCCAACTTCAGTATGGGCGAGATCCTGAAGAAGTGTTTAGCCAGATCCAGCAAGACGTAGCAATGGCAGAACGTTATGGAATCGAAGTGGGACACTTTAAACCATTAGGGCCGAAGCAACCGTTCTTCCTAGATTTGACACAAGCTGAAATTGCTGAAAACGAGCAAGAGGCAGCGGATGAGTGAGGGACACAAGCCCACACAAGGCATGGTGGAAGAAGCCAAAAAGGGCTTGGCATGGCGGAAAGAATTTGGGCGAGGCGGAACACTGATTGGAGTTGCGAGAGCGAGAGACATTGTCAACGAAAAGAATCTCTCACTAGATACCGTCAAAAGAATGAAAAGTTTTTTCGCTCGCCATGAGGTTGATAAAAAAGCCGAAGGTTATAGACCAGGAGAGAAAGGCTATCCAAGCAACGGACGGATTGCAAACGCTCTTTGGGGTGGTGATGCTGGAAAAACTTGGGCAAACAAAATCGTTGAGCAAGCAAACAAAGAAAAGGAACGTATGGAAGTAAAAGAATTAGCGACTCGACATGTCTTGGAAGTCGAAGAAACAGAAAACGAGTATATCGTCGCCTTTGCGAAGGCCAAAGCCGAAGAAGTCGCAGAAGAGCCAGAAACAGAAATGGCAGAAGAAGAGAGAAAAGCCACACCTGAACCACTCAGCTTTCGAGTTGGGGAGGTTGAGCGCGGCTGGTCATATGACAAAGAAAAGGATGATCGCAGAGTTAGATTAGCTTGGTCTTCACAATCCCCAGTTGAAAGGGAATTCGGTTATGAAGTGCTGGGCCACAGTGAAGACGAGATCGATTTGAGTTTTGCGAGAAGCGGAAGAATGCCGCTTTTACTGGATCACGATATGCGCCAGCAAATTGGCGTTGTCGAAAGGGTAGACCTTGATAGCACGGCTGGAATAGCACGGGCGACAGTACGATTCGGAAGAAGCGCACTGGCTGAAGAGGTCTTTGCGGATGTTCGAGATGGCATTCGCTCAAATGTTTCTGTGGGGTATTCAGTCAAAGGGATGACACCTACTGAAGAGGAAATCGACGGTAGAGCAATCTTTCGAGTGAATTCTTGGTATCCGCAGGAAATTTCAATCGTCAGCGTTCCAGCCGATAAAGGTGTGGGCGTAGGAAGAAGTGTTTTACCTACAAAAAAGGAAGAAAAAATGGAAATGGAAGGCGTAAACGTGCAGGTAACTAATGAACCTGTCCCAGTGATTGATGAAAAATCTGTGCGTCAGCAGATGCTGAACGAGCAAAACAAAATCCGTTCTCTTGCAGAAGGTTTTGGTAAGTCTGACTTTGCAGAAAGAGCCATTCGAGAAGGCAAGCCCTATCTTCAATTCGCTGAAGAACTGAGCGACGAAGTCCGCACGAATCCGCATGTCGTGCAGCCGGAACTCACCAAAAAAGAGAAGCAAAATTACTCTTTGGTTCGAGCAATCCAAGCCGCAGCCAACAACGATTGGTCAAACGCTGGATTTGAGCGCGAGATTTCACGCGAAATCGCGAGCCGGACCGGAAAAGAGCCAAGAGGTTTCTACATTCCAGACCACGGCTTCCAAAGCAGAACACTCACCGGAGTAACAGGTTCCAGCGGCTCTGGCTTTGGTGATAAGGCGGTTGCGGACAACTTCTTGGCAGACCGTTTCATTGATGCGCTGATTTCAACCTCAATTATGGGACAGGTTGGCGCAACTCGCTTTGAAGGCTTGGTTGGTGATGTTCAAATCCCCAAGTTTTCAGCGAATGCGAGTGTCACTTTCCAGACTGAAACCGGAAGCGTTGCCAATAATGAACCGGACTTTGGACAAATCACCATGAGTCCAAAAACCGCAGCAAACAAAATCCAGATTTCTCGCCAGCTTCTGCACCAAGGACTCAATGGCAACATTGAGCAAACTTTGCGTGATCACATGATCCGACTGTTTGCAGCAAAGCTGGACAATGTCGCAATCAAAGGTGGCGGTTCAAATGAACCTACCGGAGTTCTGGGAACTACCGGAATTGGTGACGTTGAATCCGCTGGAACCTCTGGAAATGCTGCGCTGACCTATGGCAACTGTGTGGATATTTGGAGTGAAGTTGCAGCGGACAATGCTTTGTTGGGAAGTCTCTACTGGGTGACCCATCCAAGAGTCGTTGGCAAGCTGATGCAGACACTGGTAGCGAGTTCAACCGATTCCAGAATGATCATGATGGACACGGATTCATTGTTGGGTTATCCGGTTGTCCAGACAACCCAAGCGCCAAGTTCAGCGCCATATGCCTTGCTATTCGGTAATTTCACCGATCTTTATCTGGGCTTCTTTGGTGCGCTGGATGTTCTGGTTGATCCCTATGGCGCAGCCGGAAACTCAACGGTCAACCTCTACTTCTATCAAATGATGGATGTTGCTGTTGCCCGACCTGAAAGCTTCAGCGCAGCACAGGATGTGACTGTCTGAGTGCTTCACCTAGATGAACTCAAGGATTGGTGTAGAGGGGAAACTGCACTTTTGATTTGCGGCTCACCTTCTGCGCCATCTGACGTTCGTCAAAGCAACTGGAAGAGCGCTCATTGGATTTCGGTAAATCAACATGCTGCGCTCTTGCCAGACTTGGCTTGGGCTTACGCTCACGATCCAAGCATGATTCAGTTTTTAAGAGAAGACATTGGGCTTACATGCCCAATTGTCTCACCACAATTTAAGGATTTAAAAGAAAACGATATTTACGCTGGGATTTGCCCTTGGGTTCAACTGAGCGGCCCAGAAGCACTCTGGACAGCGGACTTTATGGGCTATAAAGAAATCTGGTTGTGTGGGGTTGATAACTACGAAAACACAAGGCGCGACTACTGGCATCAGTACGTCAGGCCAGAAAATGACCAAGCCTTCAAAGGGAAACGAAACCCAAGAAAATCAGCCTGGGGCGAAATCATTCAGAAACTAAGAAATCCAAAACGAGTGAAGACTTTTAATCCAGAACTAAACGAATTACTGAAGGCGATAAAATGAAAGTTCAAATCATTCGCTCAACAGTAGCAGACGGAAAAGTTGTCAAAGCTGGACAGATCGTCTCTGTAACGGTGGAAGCAGCTCGCGAAATCATGCGATTGGGCAAGGCTGTTCCCTACGAAGAGAAAGAGCCGCTGATTGATCGAAGCGTGGGCTTAACTAGTGAGAGTCAACCCAAATTAGTAAAGCGAAAACCAGCCAGAAAGCCGAAGAAGACTGAGCCAGATGATTGACATTGTCTGTATTCTCTTCAAGCCGGAAGGCAAGGGATTGCCGAAGTTTTCCCAAGGATATTCTGAAATCTGGGTGGATAAGCTCGCACAAGCGATTGCAAGGCATACGACACAAAAATACAGACTGATTTGTTTAGTTGATGAATTTTACGAGTTTGAAGAAGAGGTTGATCAAGTTCAATTAAAAACAAACGAATCGGGCTGGGGTTGTGTGATGGAAACTTTCAGGCCGGACTTGGGAGAGAATCAACGTTTTGTTCTTGGGCTCGACACGATCATTAAAGACAACATTGACGAGATTTTAGATTGGAGAGGCAAGGTTGGATTGCTGACAGATCCGAACTATCCAGACACGATTTGCAATGGGGTTGGAAGCTACTCACCTGAATTCTGCGATTTCATTTTTTACGAGTGGCAACGGAAAGAAAAATACGGTGAGCGGATACTTTATAACGGAAGAATCTCAGAAATGCAGTTTCTGCGATTGCTAGCCAATGACGCAACTCGACTCAATGAGGTTTTTCCTAACCAGATTCAGTCCTACAAGTGCCACTGGCTCAAAGAGCCGGAAAAACGAGAAGAAGCCAGCATTGTCTACTTTCATGGAAATCCAAAGCCGCCTTTTGTTCACACAGATTTACTCGCTGAGTGGTAGTGCAAATCGATAAAACGGCAATCATTGAAGGCAATGTCCACTTTGGCAAAAACGTTTTTATTGGCCCTTACACAATAATCTACGGGCCTGCTGAGATTGGAGACAACGTCCGAATTCACGGGCATGTTTCAATCGGAGACACGCCCCAACATAGGACAAGGCCAAAGCTTTGTGGAATCGAAATCGGTGACAATACAACAATTCGAGAATTTGCAACGATTCATGCTGGGACTGAAAACAAAACTAGAGTTGGCAAAGACTGTTATTTAATGAACTACTCGCATGTTAGCCATGATTCGGTAGTCGAAGATAACGTGACGCTCGCAAATTCGGTTCAACTGGGTGGACATTCTTACGTTATGAAAGGCGCAACTTTGGGACTAGGCGCAACCGTTCACCAGTATAGTTTAATCGGCAGTTTTTCAATGGTTGGCATGAATTCAGTGGTTGGCGTGAAATGTAGAATCACACCTGGAAAAATCTTTGCCGGAAATCCAGCCAGAAGCGCTGGTGAAAATGTGATTGGCTTGAGTCGGAACGCGGTATCCAACGAATACCTCATCAAAGAAACTGAGCGTTTTTGGTACATCCTCGATGGCGATTGAAACTGACGCAGACCGCGCGATTTATTTAGACACGGCAGATTTTGGCGTGACTGTTACCAAGGCAGACGCAACCACTTTTTCAGGCATTTGGGATTTGAGATTTACGCTAATCCAACCGAATGGACTGACGATTGGGCTTGAGTCAGCAGAGCCTAGACTGATGGCAAGGACCTCTGACGTCTCCAGCTTGGCGCATGGTGACAGCTTAACCATTCAGTCAATCGGCTATGTGGTTCGAGGTATTGAGCCGGACAATTTAGGTATGACGACTCTAGTCATGGAAAGAAGCTGATGGCCCATGCTCGCCAAACGATCAGAGAAGCGGTTGCTACCACACTAACCGGATTAGCGACAACAGCCAGCCGCGTTTATCAAACGAGGTTTCACAGGCTAGCCCAGACTGATTTGCCGTGCCTGCTGATCTACACACTCGCAGAAACGGTTGAGCGATCCGCGATGACGGATGGAAAGAGCCTAGTAAGAAATCTAAGCTTACGAGTGGAAGGCGTAGCAGAGGCAACGAGCAATCTGGATGATACGCTCGACAACATAGGCGCAGAAGTCGAAGCGGCTCTCAACGAAACAAGCCCAGCGAGTGTCGAAGAACTGCTGCTTCAAAATGTAGAGATCAATATTTCGACAGAAGGCGAAAAGCCCACGGGAATGATTGCGATGGACTACCTGATTATCTATCGCCAGACGAGCGGAACACCGAGCGAAATTCTATGAAAATTATTCGAGGCAGAGAAAAAAAAGTAATTGAAGAGTCTCAATTTCAAGAGTTTAAGGCAGACGGATGGGAAGCCTTAAAGCCGGAAGAATCCCCGGCAATTTCTAACAGCCTACAAGGAGAATCCAAATGGCAGTTACAAAAGGAAGCGCCGGAGTCATCAAATCCGGTGCAACAACAATCGGAGAAGTCAAAAGCTACTCAATCGACCAAACCGCCAACACTATCGACACAACCCAACTGAGTGATTCAGCCCAGACCTTTGTTGCTGGCCTGACTTCATTTTCAGGAAGTTGTGACGTCTTTTGGGATCCAGACGATACCGGACAAAGTTCAGTGGGCGTAGGCTCTAGTGTCACGCTGAATCTCTACCCAGAAGGAACTGCAACGAGTTCAACTTACTATAGCGGATCTGTTGTAATCACCGGAGTAAGTCGCTCTGGAGCGATTGACGGAACTGTTGACGCCACAATTAGCTTCCAAGGTTCTGGAGCATTAGCAGAAACTACAGCGTAACAATAAATGACTGATATTTTACAACGAGCGAAAGCTCATTATCGCGATAGGCTTTCAGCGCCTTTACAATATGTTGAGGTTTCTGAATGGCCTGATGAAAAAGGTGAACCCACGAAAATCTACTATCGCTCTTCCATGACTTTGAGCGAACAACAGGAGATTCTTGCTTTAAACCAAGCTGGCAAAGTGGGTGAAGCCTTGATTGCGACTCTCATCGCAAAAGCTTTGGACGAAGACGGAAAAAAACTCTTCAAGTTGGTCAATCGTCAAGAATTCATGCGGCAGGTAGATTCTGAAGTTATTGCTCAGATTGTCAGCCAAATGAACCAGGACGAAGGACTAACGGACGAGCAGATTGAAAAAAACTGAGAGAGTCACCCGACCTCTTTATTGCTTTTCAGCTTGCGGAAACACTTCACCAGCCGATCCGCGAGGTGATGAGCTGGACGGTGGACGAAATTAGGGGTTGGGTGGCTTACTTTACGATTCAAGCAGAAAAGCGAAAATCTAAGTAAATGGCGAACAACACAACCATAACCATCAGCGCAGTTGATAAAACGCAAGCAGCGTTCAATAGCGTTGATCGTTCGCTAAAAAAACTTCAAAGCACTTCATCCGCTGTCGCTCGCTCAGTGGGTGGCCTGACTACTGCCTTGAATGCCGCGATTGCCGCCTTTGCGATTGATAAACTAATTAAATTTAGTGACGCAGCGGCAAACATTGATTCTCGCCTCAAGCTAGTCACTTCAAGCACTCAGGAACTCACAAGAGCGCAATCAGCTCTTTTCAAAATTGCCCAATCCACCGGAAATTCGTTTGAGTCAACGGTTGATCTCTACTCTCGCCTAGCTCGCGCCACTGCTTCTCTTGGAACAACAAACACCGACTTAGAACAAGTCACCAAGGCTCTATCTCAAGCGATTACGATTTCTGGTTCATCCGCTGCGAGCGCTGAAGCGGCAATGATTCAGTTGGGGCAAGGCTTTGCGGCTGGTGCATTACGAGGCGAAGAGTTGAATTCCGTTTTGGAACAAACCCCAAGAGTCGCCAGAGCGATTGCGGACGGTTTGGGAATCACGGTTGGACAATTAAAAGAATTCGGAAAGGAAGGCAAATTAACCGCTGAAGCCGTTTTCAATGCGCTCAAGTCACAAAGTGATGTACTAGAGCAGGAATTTGGCAAAACCAACCAGACGATTGCTCAATCCTTCACGATTGTCAGTAATTCAGCGGTTCGATTGGCTGGAGTGATTAATGAAGTCACAGGCGCAAACTCTTCATTGGGTGGCGTTTTGCGTGATGTGGCTTCAGCGCTGGATGATATTCTTCGTGCAGACATTGCCTTCTATTTCGAGAATCTTTCGGCAATCGTCAAAGCACTTATTGCGCCTTTTGCCAATGTGATTGACAAGATTGGCGAAATGATAGGGCAAGGCGATTCAGTGATAGGATTTGCCAAGGTTTTTGCCGCAGTGCGGTTAGCGGTTGAGTTACTTTCTGCTTCGCTGATTTTCCTCACCGATTTGATTTCTGGTTCAGTCATTGGGGTAGCGTTCCGAGCGCTTCAAGTGACGTTCAAAACGATTGTTCTCGACATTACCAATCTCATTGACAAGGTAATGCTCCTAGATGACGTCTTGAGCGTTGCAGCCGCAGCCGCTCAAACCTATAATCCATTCGCTGATGACGAGGAAGCTGCACAAGGCTTAATACAAGCCCAGCAAAATTTAGCCTCTGAATCGGACAAGGTTTACAAATCTTATATTCAACAGAAGAACGCGATTTCTAAAATTGACATTATTGGAAAATCAACGGTTCAGAATGCAAAGGATGTTTTTGCTCAAGGCAAAAAGAACATTCAGCAGGCTTTTGATAATTATACCAATGGCGTCAAAGCCTACGAAATTGCAAGAAAACAGGAAAAAGTTGAACGAGCAAAAACTGAAAGTCTACTGAATCAAAGTTCAGCCCTCAAAGAACAAAAGAAAACCAATCTTGAAAACACAAAAGCGCTGAAAGAACAGGAAGCTTTAGCTCTCGCCAAACAAAAATTAGTTGAACTTGCGGCTTACGAAAAAATCAAAAAGGAAGTCGAAGAAATCACAAGACAGCTAGAAATTCAGGAACAAGTCGAACTCGCCCAGGAAGCGCTCAAAAGAGCAGCCGCAGAAGAGAAATCATTAGCCCTTTTAGAAAAACAATCCAAGGTTGCGCTCGCAATCGTGGAAGCCCAAAAAGAAGCAAACAAAACGATCAGCGAGAGAATCCAGGAAGGTGCACAAGGACTAGTTGCCAATGACACCTTCCAGCAGGTTGCTGGCGCGGCTGGCGCTTCTGGTTCAAGGGCCGCAAACATTGCACAAATCACAGCACAGAAAGGCGTTGAACAAGGATTACTGGCTTTGGTGCTTTCAAATGAAAAAGTTCAGGAAGCACTTACAAAAGTCTTCGACGCAATCTTTGCGCTGATTGACCCAATCATTGATGCATTGGTGCCAGTGATTGACGCTCTGATTCCAGTGATTGACGCAATCCGGCCTTTATTTGAAAAGTTGATTCCGGCTGTTGAAATCACTGCTGAACTGCTTGCGAAGCTTATCAAACTGATTGGCCCACTTCTGACGCTGATTGTGAAACTGGTTGAAGTCATTGAAGCGCTTTATAGCGTTTTAGTGTTTCTCACGGAATTTGCGATTGACAGCATGGTCAAGGTGATTGAGCGGCTTCCACAAATGATTTTCGACTCAATCACTGGGGCTTTCACTGAGTTGCCCAATGCCATCGCAGCCGCAATCAAAGACGTTTTGCCGGACTTGGGCAGTCAACTAACCGGAGGAGACAATTCAGTAATTGGCAAGGCCGTTGGTTTTGTTTCGAGTGGCGTTTCTTCTGTTGCTTCTGCTTTGGGCTTTAAGCAAGGCGGACTCATTCCCAAGGCTCAAGGAGGAATGCTGGTAGGTGCATCTCATTCGCGAGGTGGACAACTTATTAACGCAGAAGGTGGCGAATATATCTTTTCTCGAAAGGCGGTTCAATCCTTGGGCGCTGGCCGTTTGAACGAACTGAATAATGGCGTTGACCGCAACAATGTTGTTGTGAATATCTACGACGAAACCGGAAAGCGAATTCGAGAATACGATTCAGCGATACGAGTAGAAATTAAAGAGCGAGCTGCTCGAAACAACCAATTCCCAGCAGTGGCCTAGATGTCTTTTCAAGTAGACATGGATTTAACTTCTGCGCCTTTCACAGACGCTGTTTATTATCTCAGTGATACGCCTTCAACCTGGAAGCGTGACAGATTTTATCAACCTTATATTACCGCGCCTCCATTTATAGAGTTGGGCGATTATGACGCTGGGTGGCTGAACGTAAACGTTGGCAATCTTCAGCTAGTTAATCGGCCCAATGATTCTTCTCATCCGTTTTCTGGCGCAAACTACACGGCTTTGCTCAGTTCACCAGCTACCGCGATTCCGGTAATTTTACGATACAACGGTAAGCAGTTACTTGACGGCACAGCCATTCTAAACAACCTAACGCCAGAGTCTCTTTCTTTTCAGTTGGAAGCCAAAGTTCAGAGAACCAACCTGTTGCGGTTGATTGTTGCCGAAACCAGCAGCAAAGCGGAACTGATTGAACTCAAAAATAATGGCGCTGGAAAAATCAGAATCACAACCGCAGCGCTTCATAATTTTGGATTGGGCGAACAAGCATTTTTTCAAGGTATGTCGATAGTCGGAGAAGAGTTAGAATACAATCCCAGTGATACTTCAACCCAATTCACAATTACAGACGTAACGGACACCACTTTTGACATCAACGTTGACGTTTCGACGATTACCTACACCAACCCCAGCAGCGGAAATTATTCTTTCGATTCAGGAACGGAACTAACAGCAACAGAAACTTTTTCAATCTCTCAAAGTCTGGAATCCATCTGCACGATCTCATCAGGAATCACAATTACTGTTGCTCAATCAGTCGTGTTGGCAATCCAAGGGGAAGCACAGTTGCCACAGACCTATTCGGTCAGCAGTGGGAACACAATTACAATTGTTTTTGGTTCAACGGTATCCGTTACCGGACTCAATGCTTACGACATAGGGAACGCTTCAGCCACTGACACACAGCTTCCTTTCGCTTTTGGGACGGTGACTTTGCAAGAGCCTGTTCCGATTTTAAATGCTGCAAAAACTCAGGTTGGCAATCCAAATCTAAAGACCACAAGCGCTTCTGTTCAGGATGATGGACAGGACGAAGTGCTGAATGCTTCGCTGAGTTATGACTTTTACACTGTACCAGATGGGGAAGTTCCAAGATTTACTTTGCAGTCTGGTAGCTTGGAAGGTGAGGCTTCCATTTCAGGAATCAGTATCCACTTCGACACATTAAACGGTGATGAAAACGCTTATGATTTTTTTGGCTGGTTAGCGCAATCCATTGGGTATTCCTACGATTCCAGCCTAGCGAGTAATGCAAATAACGACGATAGAAAAGTGTCAATTTTTGAAACCAATCAACAAAGAATTCTCGACTTTGCCGATCAGGTCGCTAAAGCGCTAAATATGCAATTTTATCTTGATGACGAGAATGACGTTTTGCACTTGATTGACCGCGAAAATGTCCCAGGCACAGCAAGCCTGACGCTGGAGGATTACGAGATCCTAGCAAGCCAGATTGACTTGCCAGCGCCTCTTTCTGGGCTTCTTTCTTCTAATTCCTACAACTTAGCAGTCGGTGCAGGATTAGGGGCGAATCCTTATAAACTGCTCAAGGTTGAAAGAGCGGTTCGAGTAGCGAATATTGATACTGGAAGAGATGACACAATACGCACATTTTCGCCTTCAATCGAAGTCGCGGCTGAAGTTCTAACCGATATTATTGCCGTAAAAAACAAACCAAGATTAAGTGTGACGATTGACGGAATCAATCTCGACGTTCAGGCAGGCGAAAGAATCGACGTGAACAACAAAACTTTGGGCATTACTGGAAATATGATCGTTCGCAAGCGAGCTTGGGATTTTGTCAATGAAACAACGACTTTTTCAGGCGATTCGACTTTAACGCCTCTTTCAATATGAAGATTTTAACCGAATCAACTTATTCAAGCTCAAGTCTGACGAGCGGAAGCGCAGCCAGTGGGTTTGCTCTCTCAAATATTGAAAGCAATCAGCCGCAAGAACGTTTTTCTTCAACTAGCGCAAGTGTGACGATTCGCGTTAATGTTTCCGGTGCAAGCGATTCATTTTTTCTGGATGGTTGGCATTTTGTCAGTGGTTCTTATTCGCTTGACGGTGGCGCTTCCGTAAACTTCTCAGCAACACAATTAGAAAATAGATTTGAATTCAAACCTTGGGGTGTCAATCTCTCAAAACGTAGAAAATCAATTTATATTTCTGGATTATCGTTTTCTTCAACGCTGGATTTAACATTAAACACAGACAGAACCACCACTGCTGGAAAATTCATGAATCAGCAGTTAGAAGGGAACGCGATTGATGATTGGGAGTGCAACGCCTTTGACACGGCAACAGGAAATTTTCGAGATACAAGCAACATCAGAGTTAATCTAATTGAACATGGTTATGTTTTTCCCAACACGGTTATTAAATTGAGTGGAACAAATTATACTGTTGTTTCAATAGTTGGGGACGGGACTACAGATGGAGCCGTAAGGATCAGCGCACTTCGACCTGGAGCAAGCTTTACCGTTGAAGAGTTAGCGCCACCAATCAGCCTTGGAATTCTGCGAGTTGGCAATTCAACAGATTTTGCGAATCCTCAAATTTTAAGCCGAAACTATGAAGATTTTTCAACAGTAAGGACTGGCACTTCTGGATTTCGACAAGTGACAAAAAGAGGGATCGCTCAAACCATCAACGCTCAAGGCATTTACACGCAAGCGCAGGCTGATGATTTAATCGGCATTGCTGCTGCGAAACGAGGCGAACCTGTGCCTATACAAATTACGGAATCGATGACAACGGAAAGAGATTTACAAGCAGT